AAAAACGGCTTCTCTGCGTGCTTGATGTACTGACCAAGGCACAGGTTGTAACGCGGCTTCCGGGGATTGATCACCCGGGGGGCCTTGCCGACATCCTGCTTCTCGAACTTAACGAACGAGCTGAGCCTAGCATCATTGGCATTCAGGCTCACTCGCTGCAGCGAAATCAATGCTTCTTCGTAGACGCGACGCTTGGTGCCGGAATAGCGGTCGACGACTTGTCGACGGCTCAAACGGGGCAACCGAGGCATGTTGTCCATTACTCTGCGATGGAACGTGCTGAACAGCTTTTTCTCAAACGTGTCCGAGGCCACCTCGAGCGCGGGCCGGAAGCCCTCACCCTCCGCGCACAAGAAGTAACGCTCAAGGAAGGCTCGCTCGATGGTGTTGGTGTTATTGTTATAAACTCCCAGGTTGTGTTCTGGGGAGAACCCTTCGGCAACAACGTACCTACGGGTTTTGGCTGGCAGCCCATTCCTGTGCACACACAAACGGCCCCTACACTCCGACCGCACCTGCTCCCTCAAGCGGTCAGTGGTCGTAGTGTCGGTACCGTGCACAGTCACCGGGCGGCCTCAGCAGACTACGGCGGGGGCACTCGGCGCATTGCCGAACGCCCCCCGCAGCCACCGAGGCACGCGGGTGCGGGTGGTGGGGATCTCCTCCATGATGCCCTCGTTGAAGTACGCATTGTACACCCACTGCGAATGTGCCACAGTGTCGATCTGGCGTACATTTCCCTCGCGGCAAACGCGGAGGTACTCACGCTCAATCAGCAACCGATTGGCTTCGTTCAGGGGCATGCGGCCGAAGGTCGCTCGCAGGGAGACGACCATGGCGGCGGCGAACCGGGGCACCATCTTCGTGGTGTCGTGCGTGGGGAGGAGATGTGCGTCAACGTTGAGTCCACGCCGGTCAGCGGCTTTCTGGTACTCGTTCTCGAGACGCTCCCACTTTGTGCGCAGCAGCTCGTCGGGCTGGAGGTGTGCAGGTAGCTCACCCTCGCACTCCTCGACCTCCTTCGCAAGCTCGTCCGTGACGGCTGCGGTAATGCTTTCGCGGTCGGCGATGATTGCGGACCGGAAGTTCATGAGGTCATAACCCGTGGCGTTGAAGACGCCAACTGCCACTGTTTCGATCTCGAGATGCCGGGGTTTAACGGCACTCAAGTCGCCAGCGCGCAGCGTCGTAGTGCGCTGCATGTCGCGACGGATCTGGTCGCGGCACTCCGCCTCGTACTGCATGTCGTCCCACTCATCACCGTGGCAACAACAGAGTGCAAGGAACTTCGCGAAGCCCTTGCTGAGCACTCCCTTGAAGGAGGCGGGTGCGGACCAGGGGGACAGCCTGGCCCGCGCGTTTGTGTCACAAACGTCAAATTCTGTGGACGCACAACTCGGTAATTCATATGTTGTGGCCATGGTAAGGGAGAAAAGAAGTTGAGAAAAATAGCCACCGGGCGTCGCGGGGGAGAGACCACAGACTCCCACTGCGGCCCTACAGGGCCGAGTTCGTTTTGTCACACGCCCCTCCATGCGCGTGCGACTGTGATCACCTACGTGATCCCCATCCGGATTGCTCCGGCAAACTGTAAACCCTCCAACCCATCCAACGCGTAGAATTCTACATGTGCGCCAGTATCGCCAAGTGGATTACGTGCACTTAAGCACTGCCTTCCTCGATCACTTAACAGGATCTTCTCAGGGGGTGGACGTTAGGTATTATCCTGCTCTGTGCGGCCAAGCCAGGTACGTGGTTTACCATACCCACGTGCCGGTAAATGACCCAACGCCGACGGAATTCGCCGGCGCAGTCTCCAGCAGTTCGGAGCCCTAACGCAACAAAGTGCACAGTTTGTC